GGATAGTTTAGAAATAATATTGTGAGAGAACACGGATTATTCGACAGGGACAAAACCTGCAGCCATTGATAGCCAGCTATCGTTGGTTTACGAAAATCGGTGCGCAAAAGTTTTAAACAACTAACAAAAATTTAAAACACACACACATGCAACATATAATATTAATGAAGGAGGGGAACATGGAATTAGCTCCAAGTAGCAAACAACTTCGGGCAAGGTGAAGACCATTACAAGAGGTCTTTAACAAGGTCGGAATAATAAAAATAGATTGCGAAAAGAAAACAACATACTTTGTTTCAACATACTTACGTCCACTTTAACCGCTATTTTCCGGGGGATTGATAAGTATGGAAACAACAACAAACGTTTAAGTCTTGGCCTTTTTAGAATAGTGGACGTTGTAGGCTAGAGTCAGCGGTGTACCAACCCAACCCCCAACGTGGTAATCATCACCAGCGTTAATGTAAACATCATCACTAGTGGTAGACACCCACGATCCACTAATCGCAAGACCAGCATACGCACACGTATCAACAAAAGGAGAACGCACTTGAATATCAGACAAAGACGGCATAGGCAAACAAAACCAATCAGTAAAATATGGAACAGACACACTAATAGGATAAGTAAAACCAGAAGGAAAAATTTCACAAGCACTCTGTTGACAAATCAAAAATTCAGTTCGTGTCATAGTGGGCTTTTCAGCCAAACCAATATAATAATTACCTGTATTACCAGCATTCGCGACACGAATCACACGCAAAACAAAAGACCCTCGATAAAAACGAAATAATTTAGAAAAATAAGTCATAAAAGATGGACGATTAGTTGTGTTAGCATCAGTACCTGTAGTTAAATCACAATTACCTGGAAAGAAATTTTTAACCATGGAATATTTAGTAAGAGTTGTAAGATTAGCAGTTGTAAGGGCCTCGCTCCAGTATGGACGGCGCATAAGATCGTAAACATTTGTTAGATGTTCTGGACCACATACACCAATAGCCAAACCGTTTGAACCAGGCATTAAAGGAGTACTTGCAGTGCCCATGCTGATTTGACCAGCTTGAACACGTGGTAGGCTCGGGTATTTATCCTCTTCCGAGTCATTAGAGTTAAACCACACACGCTTAGAGTCCCGGTGGTCATTGGACATACTATAATATTCAGGATGAAGTAGTTCAGGCGGAATTTGTATAGAATTATCACATGCGTATTTAGAGTCCTGTATGTGATTGGACATATTTGGATCCAAAACGGGATTGATTTGACCAGCACACACCATACGAAGCGGATCGGGCCACATGGGCTCGTAATCTTCGCACATAGCATGCCACAAAAGAAAATTAATGTCAGGAACTGGTGAATTTGGATGAGTTAATGAATTGACAAGTGTTAAAATGACGTAACCTATGTTATTATTACTCCAATCAACCCGTTGAAATGGTTTGTATGAAAGATATGGAACTCGAATTTCTATTTCAGTATCGTCGACAACATCGAAAACATGAGAAATGACGTTAGATTCTTGTTGTAAAGTTTCTATTGCAGTAAGAGTACCGTTGACTTGTGGAGTCCATGAAAATCGTAAACGACATGAATGAAATTTAGATGAAACAACTTGTAATTTGAACTTCATTGATCCTCTCCACAATTTGAATGCATTTGTGACGTAAGACGCCGGTGAATGATACATGTTAAAGACAGTATTTTCGCCAGTAATATTCTTGTATGGTCGACAAGAAGGATTAACGGGGAACGCAAAATATCGTGTTCCAGACTTATCAGATGCAGTAATAACTCCACGATGGAGTATACCATATCGACTAGCCATGGAATTGAAATTTGTTTCCTCGGGGGTTCCTCCCATCCACTCATACCCTTCGCCAATTCGCCCAACTGGGTTGCAAAGTAAATTAATTGAATTATCTACTCCGCGTGAATTGACAAAAGAAGTATACTGCCGAGTAACTTTCGATGTAGGTTCACTTGTTAATGGATTGTCCGCTATTCCGAGATTCCCAATTACTTGGGCCACAGTAGACACAGCCTTCACGATCTCCGCAATTGGATGATCTGGTGAGCCGGAATTGATCGTTCCTGAGGTAACTTTCGCATCCGCCTCCGAAGCCTGAACTCTCGGAAAATCTACTGTCGTCGGGGATTTCTTTTCAAACCACCCTAAATTCATTTGAACATATCCATCAAAGGCGTCTAAATCAGTGAAAGGTGAAAGATTTGTGTAATCAGGAATTGTGTAATCGATTTGTGTCAGAACTGGTCCGTCAAGCACTACATTTTTAAATCGCGCAAAAACGGAAATCTCAACATCTGGCACGGTAGCTGAACTGGCGCGAAGAGGCGCGAGCACTGTTACGTAAAGAGCTCCACTACATAAATACCGTTTAAAATCGACAATAGTCGAATTCCACAGTACTAAGTCGTAGATCCCTTGTGGAATGCAATATGGAATTGTGATTTTTGTAGTTTCAGATGAAGTAGGTGAAATGAAAATGTGATCACGTGTGGATAAAGAATATGTATTGTAAAATTCGTTCTTTTGTGTAGATGCTTGATTTAATGGCATATGAGCGTTGAATGGATATGGAACGTGTGAAATCATGAGTTTACCGTAATGAAATGATGTAGCGTTTACCCTAAATTCGACTTCAACATCAGCGCGAAAATAACTAAAATTGATTAATTTATTCCAAAGTGAAGAAACTTTAAACAAAAGATGAGGAAAATCTAAAACTGTGATGAGACCGTTATTTGTTGAAGCCCATTCGAACTGTTTGACTAAATATGGACGTTGAATAAAATCAAGAAGAGTTGGACTTGGAAATGCAGTTAATTCTTTACCTACTGGAGTTGGTTTTGGTAAAATATCAATAATTTCGCCTTTTTCAAGAAATTGTGTAATACCTTCAGTGTTTTGTTCTGGTAAGGCGTCCTCTGAAGCAATTGAAGTTTTAAACGTAGATTGTACTCTTGGATAATCGGGATATGGATCCTCACTTAGATCCTCTTCATCCCTCTCATCAAATAAACTTTCTGCAGATGAATTGTAAGTTGGAACGATTATTTTAATAGAATGGTCTTTACAATAAGATTCACGTAAATGGAGATATGGTGCGTCACAAAAAGAGTCGGCGTTCATTACAGAGTATTGTTCAGCGTCAAAAAAGATAGTGGTGAGCGTAGCTGTGTCGAAAATAATGCCAAAATTTTCGGTATCATTGTTGGTAATATCAACAACTTCCAATTGGACATTATCAGGTAAATTTGGATCAAGAAGATTAAGACTTTGGTGATAATTAAAATTTTCGCGAGCTATGAGTGGTTTTAAAATTGGAAATTCATTTTCAAAATCGGAAAAAGCGGACCGTGAGAAGACAGTTGACTCCTCCACACTTCGCATAGAACTTAGTTCTCCTGGTTCAGTATCTGGTACTAACACCTCAACTATCGGTTCTATGTTACTAGGTGGTGGACTATCCTCTTCTGGCTCATGATTAATTATGGACTGAAAACTCTCACTTTCGTCAACATCCATCGGAACATTTAACTCCACATCTTCAAAATCAGGAACAACGTTTGTCATATCCATATGAACGATCTCATCCGCCATCTGTTGGTGTTGTTGTAACAACTCCCCCAAATGAGCAGGACTGTGGACCGTATCAAAATAGGGTCTGAACATACGCGGTGGCTGATATGCTTGTTGATGCGGAATGTCATCCTCCAATATAGACATCAATTCGGCTTGAGTTTTGAACTTTCTTTTGTCTCGTGAAACCTCATTGCATACTTTCTCCACTTTCTTGAGAAAAGGGGTACTAATATCTTTACTTACAGAAAACAACTGTCGTGCAATACTATCTAGATACTCACAAGAGAAAGCTCCATTACGAAGCGTGTTATAAGCTCCTTCGAACGTCATTGCTGGCGCCTTCAGGTTGCACTTGTTACACGCCACAATTATTTTTCGGTAAAATTCTTCCCAATCAGCACGTGGATAGTGCGTCATTTCGAGAAGAGCAACTTCACAGTTAACTGACGTCGCCTCCTTGTGGGGCTGCGAATCAGTAATCCAATTGGTCATCTCATTGATAGAATTCATATCAAGAGGAGCATACACAATCGAATTTCTCGTAACAAACTTCCGTTTGAGATACTGTACTTCGTTGACTGGTATGTAATCGACAGAAATAGCTCGTTTAGTTGCGTCAGTATATTCGATTCCAATAGATGTGAAAAATTTTGACAATGTATTCATGTTAAACCAGGGTATAACGGGGGAGACTGTAGCTAGATGGTCATCCCCGTACGCTTTAAAACATACTAATTTCGAAAATTCCCGAAAGTACATTTTAGTTTGCGCCTCCCCGATCGTGTCGTAACCAATAGAAAGAAAAGCGATGCGAAACAATAGTGAATTTGCGACTGAATTACCTACAGCTGTGATAGGTACACCCGAGGGCATACCGTGATGAATGCGATAAAGAGTTTGACCACAGAGATGAGTTGAACTTGCCATTGACGTCATCAAATTTCGGCGAATATTTTGATTTTCTTCAGAATCGTTGTAGAAGTTGTTGAAGACCTCCGCAACGCCCATTAGAATTTGGTAGGGCATACGTTTGTCATACGCCCCATAATCGCCAGCAATCCAATTCTGACCAATAGCACTTAGATGTGTGTACATTGCACCCCAATCGTCACCATGGGGATTGATTCCAACTGAAACTTCACCTTTCACACAATTCTCCATTAAATGTGCCATGCCTACCATGAAATATTTCCGGACAAGTAGAGTTAAATCCAGGGACCCGCAGGAAAAGACTCGAGTTTTACCTTCTCGAACCTTCACAATTGGTCTGCGTTCGTCCTTTAAAGTGTCCAGAACTACAAAATTTGGAATAATATTTTGAGATAGTTGCTTCTCACGCTCAGCAACAACGCGCCGTAAAAACGGAGTAGGTAGATAATTTGGATGAGAGCCTTGCAGGTAGTCGGTTTTCCGACCGTCCAAACAATAGGGGTAACCTGCAGAAGTAGAAAGATCAATTCGTTTAATGAGGGTGCCGGGTATGCCGTTCACCATCTCATACTCAGAGAGCAGCGAATTTCTCGTTTTGAATGAAGAGTGATAGGAGTTAATACAAGTCGAAAGATCCCGTACAGCTAAGTCTAGAATCTCCCGGTTTATATGGTGGTCAACCGTCAAGCCCTTGGAAATACCAAGTGCCATTGGATCAACACTTCCGCCCCTAAAAATGAGAGAGGGTTCAGTAACAGGTTGTGCTACCTCACCATGAATTACAGATTTCGCAATTTTTGTCTTTTGAGGAAAGAACGGGGTAATGCGATTTCCCACTGTGCCAAGTACATCAAGATTAGAAGTTAATGGAATAGCTCTATCAGTAACACCAATTTTTGAAAAACATTCAGACATTCGGACAGATTTCGGAAAATATTTGACTAAAACAGACATTAAATATTCTTGAGTTAAAACGTTACACCACCCTTGACCTGTGGAACCAATGATATGAAAACCAACAATTTTCCTAGGACAACGTTTATCTGAAACAAACACAGGAGCTCCACAATCACCCGCCACGGTATTACCGCGGTAAGTAACAGCGTAATCCTGTAGTGCAAGCTTCTGATCACCGTTATCAGGACTCGTCCAATATTCCACGCACGATTGAGTTTCGAAGTCAAATACACTGACGTAAGTCGCCGTCTCCGGATCGTGGATCCGCAAGAGGTAACCTTCATCGTATTCGTCAACTACATCATCCGCTTTCATGAAATACTTTACAAGTGTTCTCATAGGAGCAATGTCAGTAAGAGAAACAAAAATACAATCAAAACTTTCGTCAATATAATATGGAAAATCTTCTAATTTAAAAGTGTAATTTTTAAGAGTAGATGAATTAAGAAAAACAGTGGTAGAGAGAGGAGAAGTAATACCAGAGAAAAGATGATTTGGAAAAACAAGAACAGTGTTACCAATAAAAATTCCTTGTAATTTGCGACCAGTGGATAAATTTACGAGGCAAGTACTTTTCCTGACTGCTGACAAAATATCAAGCAGACATGGATCTCTTGCGGCCTCAGACTTTTTACATCCGAAGTCATCCTCGCACAAAATTTCTTCTATTAATTCCTTTCTAGTTAAGCCTCCAGTGCGGACATTTTCACCTGTAATTAACTTAGACGCATTAGTGCAATCCGAGTAAGGGCATAAACCCTCGTTACAAGTTTTATCTTTACTATCACTTAACCAATTGCGTTTGCAGACTTCACATTTATATTCAGTATTAAGTTTGAGTAATAATTCACGAACGTCGGTTGTTTCGTTTGAGTATTCGAGCCGATGCGCTTTGCGTTGTTTAACTACACGTTTCTTACTTGTTCTTTCGTCACCAGAACCTAAAATTCCTTCGTTTGTCACAAAAATGGTGGTATCGTCATCGATAGATTTTTTCAAATTGCGACGTAGCGCAATATTATCTACCAACGCTTCCAATTCAGTATGTTTTTGTGAGTCACGTTCAACTTTAGCATTCTCAATTTTTTTATTGCGATTTATGTATGTACGAATAGTAGAGCCAATTTTATAAAGTGTGAGAGTTAATGATATGAGTTCGGTAACTTTCTGCCAATCAATGTATTCAGCAGTCTTTTTAACTTTAGCAAAAAATGATAATTCTTTTGAGATGAGTGGTTTGGTAATGATATATGGTTGTGATGCGCGTTCTAAGAATGATTTTTCACAGAGAGCGTAAAATGCAAGAAAATATTTGTGAGTACGTGGTAAAAATGATTTAATCTCTCCTTCGACAAATGCTTTGTATTGTGCCTTATCCAAAGTTTCATTTAATATTGTTTGACCATCCCCTCGAGCAAAAATAGTATTGGCAATTAATTCCCCTTGTCCCACAAGCGGAACAACAAATTGATCAGTACGAGCCATGTTTAGATTATGAATGTATTCTTTAATAGTGCTACTAACAACATCACTATCTTCATGGAAAAATTCGTTTGCTTCTTCGTAATTTTCGTTAAAATCTAATAGATCAACCGGTGAAGGTAAGTCTACTAGAACCGGGTCCTTAGTTACAAGTCCAATAATCCGAGAAAGCAATCCCTGATTCACCGGTTGGTGGTCAAAGTTCGCTTCCAAACGTTCCAATTCCATTGCTTTGTCAAATTTCTGTTTCCAGTCCAATGAGTCACCAAGTTCAGCCTGATTCAATAGATTCTGTCGTACCCGATGTTGTGCAAAATCGGATGCCAACACAATCACCAATTTTTCAAAATTTATACCCTGATAAGTTTTCCCCGAACGGAAACTCACGTTGTAAACGCAAGCATCGGTATCAAAGGCTTTCTCAAGGCTACGAATAGGGCGTCCGTCCAAGTAATCAAGATTAGCAAGACATTCAATAAAAACTGCGACACGACGATTGAAAGCAGCAGGACATTGTATCATCGTCTTCAAGATATTATCAGACCACTTCTCTTGTGAAGAAATGGCGATCACCTCTGAACTAAAATACGTATTCCCTTTATTCTCAATATGTGCCATGTCAAGAGGCATGGGGCTACGATCCCCCATTTGGATAAATTGTGCCATCATGATATTCCTAGATTCTTCGTCTTTCGTTTGTAGAAAATCGTTAATTGAATAAACTTTTTGTCTAGAATAACCGTCCCAAAATGCGGTTGTTTCGGCTTTAGAGTATTTGTCAATCTTCCTATCGTAAACTTCCCCAAGACAAGAGTATACCGCACTTAACAGATAATCCATCATATGCGATTTTCCCGTCCCAGGTTTGCCATAACAATAGAAAGTCCATGGTTCATTTTTAATTTGTTGCCCCATTACTGAAGCACCGGTAATTTCGACTAGAGATTGTAAAACCTTTTGTCTCGAAACAAAGTATGAATATGCATTGCGAGCGCGTGGATCAGTGCATCGAGGAGCTAACTCCTTCGCTATCTTCGCACCTAACTGGTTTAGTCTCAATAAATCAAGCTTTTCAGCCTGTTCATCGAGCAAGAGATGGGGGCTACGTATTTTCCCATTCTCGTCAACAGTTAGTTCGAAGCGCACTACTCCATGTAAAAAACGTGGTAAATCGTGGTGAAGAGTATTGTAATATGCGTCGACATCGGTGGTTCCAAATTTATATGCAGTTATAATAGAAATAATTTGATTAGAAATTTCGGCAATTAATGAGGCAGTA